GGTGTGGTCGCACGACAAGGCAAAGGCACCGGCAATGGCAATGGCTATCCGATTGGCAATCGCTGACCCTATGCCAACACCTGCACCTACACCTGCACATGCACCTGGCGCTCCGATCGACTTCGGCACACTCAGGGCGGCGCTCCGATGAACGCCTGGCGCGACGAAGCACGCACCGCCGCAGCACGCGACGCCATCGCCGCTGCACGCAACCGGCTCAGGGTCACCATCACCAAACACCGGTTCGACCACACCGCCACCTGCGTGCGCTGCAAAGCGAAGCACACCACCACCATCCCCGAGGAGGCGACAGCGTGGGCCGAGACACACGAGTGCTGAACCGTGTCGCGATCGTGTGGAAGCGCACGCTGCTCGTCTACGAAGCGACCTGCGACTGCGGCCTCCAGGCGCTGCGCTTCAAGCTGTCCGAAGCCGAAACGTGGGCGCTTAGCCACACCTGCAAGGAGAAGCTGTGACCACTCGTTTCGAACGCTGGGAGAACCGGCTGCACGACGCCTACTACGCGTCGCTCGACGAACCGGACGACGAACCGACCTTGACCGGCCCCGAAATGACCGCACTGGCGTTGTACACCGTCATCAGCATCGTCGACGAAGCCGAACCGGCCGTCGCGTCGTGGCTGAACACCGCAGACGCACAGTGGCTCGCCGACGAAATCGAAGACGTCGTGAACGACTTGCGCCGGCGGCTCGCCGCCCACGAGCACATGTTCCGTGTCCGGGCCACCGACATCGTGGAGCGGTTGACGTGATCGACGACCTGACCGACGCCCGCTGCGCCCGCTGCGGCGACGACACGTGGCTCACCCGGCTCACCGTCGGCACCGTCGTCTGCGAGTTCTGCTGCGACCCGATCGAGCTCGCCGAGCTGTACCCCGAGGAGACGAAGCGATGACCGCCCCCCGCTACGTGGTGTGCGAGATCTATGAAGACGGGGCGTTCGTGCCAAGAAGCGCGGTGCTGCCCGACGCCGAGCACATCCACCTGACCATCAAGAACGGCACCGTCACCGCCGTGCCGATGATCGAGATCGACACGCGACAGGCGTATGGCTGTACGCAATACGCCGACGGCTCGGTGAAGTACATCTATGGCGACCTTGTTCACCCGTCATGCGACGGTTGCTGGGAACCTGCTGGTTATGAGGTGGCCCTGTGGGTCGACGCCACCGAGGAGAACCGGTGACCGCACACAACCACCGCACCCACGTCCCTGGCTGCTACCGGTGCGAACTGAGCCGAGACGAGATCGAGGCAGCGCGCCGAGACGGCGACGGCGACAACGACTGCTGGTACTGCCTCGGCGAAGGCGACTGCGAAGCGTGCACCGAGCGACGCGCCCTACAGGCCGAGGTCGAACGCCTCCGGGCCGAGAACGCCAAACTGCGCGCTGCGGCCACAGAGCTGAACGCCAGCGAGCTGCTGATCACCCTGCCGGCCGGCGACGGGTTCGCCAAAACAGAACGGTTTGTCGAAGCGGTCAAGGCCGCCATTGCTATCGAGCTCGACGCCATCACCCGACGGCTTGACGGGCTTGACGAGGAGACGAACCGATGACCATCACCACCCACCTGGCCGCCGGGCGCCTCGAGCAGCAGCTCGACCGTGCCCTCGCTGACCTGAACGCCGCCAGACGGCTCCTACGGGCCGCCGTTGCCCGCCTCGACGACGCCGAGCCCGGATACCCCGGAGGAGGCACCGGGGGCGGCAGCGGCGACGACAGCGGCCCTCTGCGCCAGCAGGTCATCCTGAGCGACGAAGCCCTGCGGGACCGTGCACGGCTCGAGCACCTGAGCGCCCAGGCCGAACAGCACGCACGAGGACTGCTCGGGCTCTGCCAGACATGGGGCATCCGCCGGGTCGGCGACACCGACCGGGAACCCGACGAACTGTGGTGCCGCTCCTGCCTGCGAGCCGGGCACATGGCACCCAGGCGCACCAGCAACGGCACCACCCACGGCGAACGGTGCCGCTGGTGCGACGACACCCTCCGGGCCGTCAACGTCGTCCGGCGCGAATGGTCCAAACAACCGATGGCCGAACTGCCGCTCGTCGCCGTCCGCTGGCACGCCGAAGGCCGGCGCACCACCGCCAAAGACATCGAAGCGTGGGCACGGGACAGGGCACGGCGGTGACGTGTTGACACCGGCACTTGCGGCTGGTACGCGACGTGCTACGGTACGCGTTGGCTATCCCGTTCGACGTGCGCCCGGCGTGCACCATGGGTAGTAGCGCCGGCAGACGCAGCGCCGCCTACGTCCGAGCCCGCCGTGAATTCCAATCCGGCAAATATAAATGCTGGATTGCGTCGGGCCCGTGGTGCACCGGAGTCGGGACCACGGTCGACCACGACCCACCCCTGTCCGCATTCCCGGCGCCCGAATTGTGGCGCGGCGCATTTCGCCCGGCGTGCAAACAATGCCAGGACCGGCAAGGCGCCGACATCCGCAACGGCCGCACGCCGCCCGCAAATGCGTGGCAATGGTAATGCGGCCCGCATTCCACATTGCAAATGCGTTTTTTGGGAATGCAAAAATGCGAGAAGAGCCCGCTCTTTTCCATATATATTCGGAATGGAAATGCAATTCCCGACAATTGCATTTCCGTGGAATGCAATTCGGGGGGCGCATGAAGAAGGGCGCCCTTTCCGTTGCGGCGACAAAGGGGCGCCTCGACGGGCTGCGCGCCCTGCGCGACGTGCTCACGGCGCAGATCGAGGACCAGGCGACGCCGCCAGCTGCGGTCGCTGCGCTCGCCGGCCGCCTGACGACCGTCCTCGACCAGATCGAGGCGCTCGAGCGGGAGCAGCCGCAGAAGTCGAGGGTCGATGAGCTCGCGAACCGCCGCAAGACTCGGCGTGCAGGCGCCACGGGTGCTGCTGACGCCCCCGGGGATCGTGTCGACCGCCGGGCAGGAGGCCGCCGAGCTCGCTGAGCAGTGCGGCCTGGTGCTCGACCCGTGGCAACGCCACATCGTCGACGTCGCCCTCGGCGAACGGGCCGACAATTCGCTCGCCGCGCAAACCGTGAAGATCATCTGTTCGAGGCAGAACGGCAAGAATGTCGGCCTCGAAGTTGTGCAATTGCACGACATTGTGTTGGCCGGGGTGTGGTGGATTCACACTGCGCACCACGGCGTGACGATGCGCGAGTCGTTCAGCCGACTCTTCGGGCTCGTTGAGTCGTGCCGCGAGGTCCGCGACCGGATGACGCTCAAGTACGCGTCGCCGATGTCGGGCTATGAGATGCAATTCAAGGGCGGCGGGCGAATTCGCTTCATCGCCCGGACCAACAATTCCGGCCGCGGCCTTTCTGGCGACAAGCTGGCGATCGACGAAGACCAGGACGCCAACGACGCCGCCCTCGGTGCATTGTTGCCGACAATCTCAGCGAATTCCGATTCGGGCAATTCGCAGGCCTGGTATATCGGCTCGGCTCCGGGCCCTACGTCATTCGTCTCGCATCGGATGCGCCGCCGTGGCCGCAACCCGGCGCCGGGCGACAACCGGTTCGCCTACTTCGAGTTTTCGGCCGACCCGGCCGCCGACCTCGACGACCGCGACGCCTGGGCGCAAGCGAACCCGCGGCTCGGCCGGGGCATGACCGAGGAGTTCATCGAGTCGGAGCGCCAATCGATGTCCGACGAGATGTTCGCCCGGGAGCGGCTGTCGATCTCGCCCGAGCACACCGAGAACAGCGAGCGGGTCTTCGGGCCCGGTGCGTGGGAGGCGGTGTGCGCGCACGACGTCGCGCAGCCGGCTGCGGGCCTCGTGTTCGCTGTCGACACGAACCCGGAGCGCACCCGCACCGCGATCGCGGTGGCGGGTGGCGGCGGCACGTGCGGCCTGGTCGATGAGCGCGACGGCACCGGGTGGGCGTTCGACGAGCTCGTGCGGGTCGCGCGCCAGCACGACGCCGCGGTGGCTGTGGCAGCGAAGGGCCCGGCGGCGTCGTTCATCCTTCCGCTCGAGCAGGCAGGCGTGCGGGTGATGCCTGTCGCCGCAGGCGACGTCCCGATCGCGTGCTCGTGGTTCTTCGATCAGGTGACGGCGCGCAGCATCCTCGTGAAGCGCCACCCGGTGCTCGATGCCGCCGTGACGAACGCTCAGCGCCGCGGCGCCGGCGAGGCGTGGGTGTGGGACCGACGCAGCGGCGACGTGTGCTCGCTCGTCGCGGTGACCCTCGCCGCGTGGAAGGCGTCCACTGCGGCACCGCTGGTGGACATGGCAGGGCAGGTGTGGTGATGGATCTGTTCACAACGCTGCTCGAGCTCGTGGGCCTGGTCGTGGTCTCGGTCGGTTTCGCGTTGATCTGGGCGCCTCTCGGGGTGATCTCGGCCGGTGTCGCGCTGGTTCTGGTCGGCTATCTGGTGGGCCGCTCGTGAGCATGTGGGCGCGCGAGCGTCGCTCTGCGAACCTGAAGTCGCTGTCCGAGATCCTCGTCGGCGCCGGCCGCATGCCGCGCAGCCGCTCGGGGCGCGCGATCAACGACGAGACCGCGCTGAAGATCGCCGCGTTCACGGCGTGCGTGAACCTGCTGTCGCGCAACATCGCCACCTTGCCGGTGCACGCGTTCCGCAAGCAGGCCGGTGGGCGTTCCGAGGTCGATCCGCAGCCGGCACTGGTGGCGTCGCCGTCGTCGCTGGTGTCGCGCACGACGTGGCTCGAGCAGATCATGCGGTCGCTGCTGATGCGCGGCAACGCGTACGGGTTCGCGACGCAGCTCGACCCGCTGGGCTGGCCGACGAAGATCGAGATCCTGCACCCCGACTCGGTGTGGGTCGAACAGGACGACCAGCTGTCCCCGGCCCGGTACTTCCGTCGTGCGGGCGGCGTGCGCGTCGAGCTCGACCCGGCACGGGTGATGCACGTGTCGGCGTTCAACATGCCGGGCTCGGTCGTCGGCCTGTCGCCGATCGCCTACATGGCGTCGACGCTCGGGCTGGCGCAGGACGCCGTCGACTACGGCTCTGAGGTGCTCGGCGGTGGCGGTCATCCGACGAGCGTGCTGTCGTCTGACACGCCGCTCACCGATGACCAGGCGACGCGTGCGAAGCAGCGGTTCCGTGACGCGACGAACGGCGACCGGCTCGCGGTGCTCGGCGGCGGCTGGAAGTACCAGGCGGTGCAGATCGCACCGAAGGACGCGCAGATGCTCGAGTCGCGGCAGTTCTCCGCGGTGGAGATCTGCCAGTTCATGGGGGTGCCCGCGACGAAGATCGGCGCGGCGATGTCCGGTACGTCGGTGACGTACGGGAACCGGGAGCAGAACCAGCAGGAGTACGTCGCCGATTCGCTGCTGTGGTGGGTCACGAACGTCGAGGAGGCGTGGTCGGCGCAGCTGCCACGCGGCCAGTACGTGCGGCTCAACATGGACGTCCTGTTGCGCCCGGACGCGAACGCCCGGTCGCAGATCATCGACCGGCAGCTTCGCAACGGCACCCTCAACGCTGACGAGGCGAGGGCGCTCGACGACCGGCCGCCGCTCCCGAACGACCAGGGGCAGCTGTTCATCTGGCCGCCCGTGGCGGCCGCTCCGACGCAAGGAACCCCCGCCAATGCGTGATCTTCGCAACCTCCCGCCGCAGGTCCTCGACCGCATCCGTGACGCGTTCGGCGCCGACGTGCTCGACGAACGCCACCGCGGGTTCGACATCGACTACCGGGGCCGCACCCTCGAGCACCGGGCGCACCTGGGCGTGGAGCTCCGCGCCGCAGAGGACGCCGACCCGGTCCTCACCGGCTACGCCACCGTCTACGACCACGCCTACCCGATCTTCGGCGGCCCGGAGCGTGGCGGGTTCAACGAGACGATCGTGCGCGGCGCCGCCGACAAGTCGGTCGCCGAACAGGACGACGTCTTCTTGTTCTTCGACCACGCCGGTCTGCCGCTGGCGCGCACTAGCTCGAAGACGCTCGCCCTCGAGTCAGACAAGATCGGCCTGTTCAACGAGGGCCGCATCGACCGCCGTTCGGCGTACTCGATGGAGATCGTGCACCGCGTCGAACGCGGCGACCTCGACGCCATGAGCTTCGCGTTCCAGGCGACCCGCCAGGAGTGGAACGCCGACTACACCGAGCGGTTCATCACCGAGGTGCGCCTGTTCGACACCTCGGTGGTGTCGTTCCCGGCGAACCCGGCGACGGTCGTGCAGGCCAAGCGCGACGCCGCCCCTGCGCCGGTGCGCGCCGGGATGCCGCTCGGGCTCGCACGCGCGATCGCCTCATCCCTCTGACCACCGGCTGACGCCGGGCGCACGCCGCACGCCACGCCGGACCCGCCGTCGCGGGCACCACCTGGCGGGCACCTGCCGCCCACCTCGCCGACCAGCAACAACCACACCAATCGTCCCAGGAGGACACCCCCTGTGAAGCTGATCGACAAGATCCGAACCGACATCCGCGCCGCGCTCGACGAGCGCGCCGCAGCCGACGCCGAGGTGAAGGCGATCGTCGCCGGCGCCGAGGCCCGCGGCGAGGACCTCACCGCCGAGGAGGCGGACCGGTTCACCGTCGCCCGTGCGAAGGTCGCCGACATCGACGTGCGCGTCGCCGGGCTCAACGAGCGCCTCGACGTGCTGAAGGCCGACGAGGAGGCCCGTGCCGCGGCCGAGCGTGTCGCCGCCGAGGTCGGCCGCTTCGAGCCGCAGCTGCGCGGCGGTCGCGCCGAGCGCACCTACCGTCCCGACGCCGACCCGCGTGGCCGCCAGTTCCTGCGCGACGTCGCCGCCGGCGCCATGTTCGGCGACTGGGAAGCGCAGCAGCGCCTCGCCCGCCACATGACCGAGGAGCGTGTCGAGCGCGGCGCCTCGTTCGAGTCCCGCGCCGCCGGTACCGGTGCGTTCGCCGGTCTCGTCGTCCCGCAGTACCTCGTCGACCTCGTCGCCCCCGCCGCAGCGGCCGGCCGCCCGTTCGCCAACATCTGCACCCGGCGCGACCTGCCGCCGACCGGCATGTCGGTCAACATCAGTCGGGTCACCACCGCCACCTCGGCGGCGGCGCAGACCGAGAACAACGCGGCGTCCGAGACGAACATCGACGACACGCTGCTGACCGAGAACATCTTCACCGTCGCCGGCCAGCAGACCCTGTCCCGTCAGGCGATCGAGCGCGGCACCGGCACCGAGGACGTCACCCTCGAGGACCTCGTGCGCCGCTACCACACCGCGCTCGACTCGAAGCTGCTCAACGACGCCACGACCGGCCTCACGAACGTCGCGCAGGCCGTCACCTACACCGATGGCACCCCGACCGCCGCTGAGCTGTACCCGAAGGTGTTGCAGGCCCAGTCGCAGCTCGAGGCCGTGATGCTCGACCAGGGCGTCGGCGAACTGTACGCCGTCATGCACTCGCGCCGCTGGGCGTGGATGCAGTCGCAGGTCGGCTCCACCTACCCGTTCATCGGTCAGCCCGGCTACGCCCCGTCGCAGGGCGGCGCCAACCTGGCGACCGGCTACGGCTCCGGTGTGCGCGGCATCCTCCCGAACGGCATCCGGGTCATCGTCGACAACAACATCGCGACGAACCTCGGCGCCGGCACGAACGAGGACGAGATCTACATCGTCAACGCCTCCGAGCTCCACCTGTGGGAGGACCCGTCGGCCCCGATGTACATCCGAGCCGAGCAGACCGCCGCAGCGTCCCTCGGCGTGCTGATGGTCGTCTACGGGTACGCCGCGTACTCGTTCCGCCGCTACACGAACGGCCACCAGAAGATCTCGGGCACCGGCCTGGTCACCCCGACCTTCTGACCCTGACGGCCCGCACCCGGCGGGGGGGCGGCCCGTCTCGGTTCCCCCATCGAGAGGACCCCCATGACGATCGAAGCTCTGCTCATCGAACGCGAGGGCTACGTGCGGCGCGGGCTCGCGCACCGGGTCGCGCAGGTCGACGCCGAGCTCGCCCGTTACGGCGTCAAGGTCGACGCCGAGCCGCCGGTGGAACGTCGCGCCGGTCGCCGCAAGACCGAGAGCTGATGGGCGACTACACGACGTTCCCGCAAGTCGACGCCCGACGCGGGAACCGCCTGGACCCGGCGAAGGCCGAGTTCATCGAAGCGAAGATCACCGTCGCGTCGCGCGCCATCGACCAGTGGTGCGGCCAGTCGTTCACCCCGGAGCTGTCCGCAACGGCGCGCACGTTCCGGCCGAGCGACCCCGAGGTGTGCCGCACCGATCCATTCTGGACAACGGTCGGCCTGGTTGTCGCCGTCGACTCGGGCGACGACGGCACCTACGCGACCACGATCACGAACTACGCGCTCGAGCGGTTCGGCGGCGACATGGCCGACGTACTCGAGGCCCCCTACGACACGATCGAGACGCCCAACTACACGCTCCCGGTGCGCAGCCGCCGCGCCCGTTCGGTGCGCGTCACCGCCAAGTGGGGGTGGGCTGCGGTGCCGGCTGCGGTGTCGGAGGCGTGCGAGATCCTCACCGACGAGCTCTACGCCCGCAAGGACGCCCCGTTCGGCATCACGGCGAACACCACCGACTTCGCCGGGCTGCGCATCGGCCGTGACGTCATGGCCCAGGTCGCATCGCTGCTCACCCCGTTCCGCCGCATCGAGCGCGTCATGGGTCTCGCGTGAGCCTGTCGATCAACGACGCGCTCGACGCGCTCGCCGCGATCGTCGAAGCCGAGTGCGGGGTGCGGTGCACGACCCTCGTCGACCGCCCCGAGCTCCCGTCCGCGATGGTGTACCCCGACGACCCGATCGCCGGGGACACCTACTTCCGCACGATGCGCGGCGGCGTGTTCGACCTCCCAGCGATCGTGCATCTCGTCGACTCGTCGGTGGAGCTCGACGGCCAGCAACGCTGGCTATGCGACCTGCTGTCGCCGTGGACTGACAACAGCATCCCGGCGGCGATCCTGCGGAACCCGACGCTCGGCACCGCCCCGAACGAGAACACCGGCAACGCCCTGGCGTCGCTGTCGGCGTCGGTGACCGGCGTCGACCAGATCGGCCTGTCGCTCCTGCCCGACGGCACACGGGTGTTGCAGGCCCGGGTGAAGGTGCTCATCAAGATGACCCGAGGTAGCTGATGCCCGCCTATGTCGACACCGGCTCGAAGGTGTGGCTCGGGTCGCTCGACCTGACCGCGCTGTGCTCGGGCTACCAGTTCGGTGACTTGAAGGCCGCCCGGGTCGCGTTCAACAACTACGCCGCCGGCGGCTTCGAGGAGAACAAGCCGGGGCTGCTGTCGGGCGACTGGTCGGCCGAGGTGTTCCAAGACCTCGATGTCGACAAGCTCGACGATCGGCTGCGCCTCAGCTTCGCGACGTTCCAGGCGCCGTTCACCGTGTTGCCGAACGACTCGAACCCGCAGCCCGGCGACCTGGCGTGGTTCGCCCGCGCGAACCTGCTGACCCGTGATCTCGGTGGCCGTGTCGGCGACGCCGCCACCGCACCGATGTCGGGCGTGTATGACTCGCCGTTCACCCGTGGGCTGCTGCTCGCACAGCCGACCTCACGCACCGCGTCGGGCAACGGCACCGCCGTCGCGCTCACCGGCCCGACCGCCGCACAGCGCCTGTTCGTCGCCGTGCACGTCTTCGAGCTCACCGGCCTGACCGGCCTCACGATCAAGGTCCAGTCCGACGACGCGTCCGGCATGTCGACCCCGACGGACCGCTACACGTCGTCGTCGTTCACGGCGCCCGGCTCGGCCTGGTCGGCGGTCGCCGGCGGCTGGTCGACCGAGACGCACCTGCGCGCGACGTGGACCGTCACCGGTACCGGATCGTTCACCGCCGCCGTGGCCGCGGCCGTTCTCTGACCCCAGGAGATCCCTATGGCTTCCTTCGTCCTCACCGAGGCCGTCGTCCAGTCCGCCACGGCGTGGACGGGCACGGCGCCCGGCCCTGCAAACCCGACGATCTCGGGGACGCTCAGCAGCCCGACCGACTGGACCCCGTGGCTGGAAGAGGTCAAGTTCGGGCCGAAGTGCGCGAACATCGACTTCAGCAACTTCGCCGACAAGGGCTTCATGTCGTCGAAGCCCGGCATGATCTCGGCCGACTTCTCGATCGTGTTGCAGCAGGACGTCGCCGCCGCTGCGGTCGACTCGGTGTTCGGCCCCGGCCTGCTCGCCAAGACCCTCTACTACTTCGACGTCAAGGCGACGTCCGCGACGCGCGGCACGTCGAACCCGTCGTGGGTCGTGGCCGCCTACATCGAGAACTACCCGGCGTTCGGCGGGGCGGTCGGCTCGAAGGCGACCGTCGAAGTCGGGTTCATGCTCGCCGGGAAGTTCGCCCGCCTGACGGCCTGACATGCCCGCCACCGGCATCGAGATCGACGGGCACGTTCAGCTGAGCCGTGCGCTGAAGAAGCTCGAGCCAGAACTGGCGGCCACGCTGAAGGAAGAGCTGAAGGCCGTGGCCGAGCTCGTCGCCACCGACGCCCGCCAGCGTGTCCCGGAGAAGAGCGGCCGGGCGAGGGGATCGATCCGCGCCGGGGCGGACAACAAGGGCCCGTACGTGGCCGGCGGCAAAAAGGCCGTCCCGTACTACGGCTGGCTCGACTTCGGCTCGCGCAAGCCAGTGAAAGGGCACCCGCGCAGTTACGGCCCCTGGTTCAAGTCCGGGCCGGGACCGGCGCGCGGGCGGTTCATCTACGCCGCCGTCGACGCCAACGAGGACGAGATCTACGAGGCCGCTGTGGCGGCGTTCATGAAGGCCCGCGACGCCGCGGGGTTGGGGGAAAGCTGATGCTGTTCAAGCTGACGTTCGACGTCGTCCACGTCGACGGCACCCGCATGACGGTGACGACGAGGCCGGCGACCGAGGTGGCGTTCGAGCGCCGCTTCGGCCGCACACTCGCGTCGCTGTTCACCACGGCACCGTTCGACAAGGTCCAGGGCGACGACGTCGACGTCGCCGCGTTCGCCTCGTGGTTCGGCGAGTCGTTCCGCTCCGAGTGGACGTACTTCCTCGCCCACCACGCGTCGCGCAGCTCGCTCGACTTCGACGCCTGGCTCGACACGGTCGACGCGATCGAGTGGCGGTTCGCCGAGTCCGCGGACCCTACCCGTCCGGTTCCGTCGGCGAGCTGATCTGCGCGCTCGCCCTGCGGACCGGGATCTCGCCGCGTGAGCTCGCCGAGTGCGACCACGCCGACCTGCTGACCATGCTCAACCTCGCGATCGCCGAGAACGACGAAGTGAAAGCAGCGGCCCGTGGCTGACACCTCCGTCAAGGTCTCGTTCGTCGGTGACGCCGAGAACCTGAAGAAGGCCGCAGCCGGCGCCGGCACCGCCGTCGAGGAAGCGGCCGACAAGGTCAAGAAGTCGTCGAAGGAGATGGGCGGCGGCTTCGAAGGCCTCCGTGACGGCGCCGACGACACCGAGCGTCGCGTCGTCGGTTTCCGCGACGCGCTGACCGGCACCGGCGACGTCATGAAAGGTCTTCGCGACGGTGACATGGTCACCCTCGCCACCGGTTTCGCCGACCTCGCGTCGTCGGTAGCGAACCTCGGCGCCGACCTGCTCGAGTGGGGCAAGAAAGCGCTGGAGGCCGGGAAGAACGTCGTCGCTGCGCACGGCGCGTCCGTGGTGGCGAAGGGCAAAGACATCGCCGCATCGGTCGCGCACCGGGTTACGACGGTGGCGTCGACGATCGCGACGCACGCCCAGACGGCCGCACAGTGGGCGCTGAACGCCGCCATGAACGCGAACCCGGTGATGCTCGTCGTCGCAGCGATCGCGGCGCTCGTCGCGATCGTCGTCATCGCCTACAAGAACAGCGAGACGTTCCGCGACATCGTCGACGCGATCGGCCGCACACTGCGAGACGTGTTCATCGGCGCGATCGACGCGGCACGCGAAGTCCTCGGCCGGTTCGCCGACATCATCAGCGACGTCATCGGCTGGTTCCGCGCCCTGCCCGGCCGGGTCGTCGAAGCGATCGGCGACCTCGCCCGCACGATCTGGAACGCGGTCGTCTCGGGCCTGGAATGGGTGCGTGACACGGCGCTACCCGGGATCATCGACGCGTGGCTCGACCTGTATGTGCGGCTCCCGCTGCGCATCATCGAAGGCATTGGCAACCTCGGCCGCAAGATCTGGGACGCCATCTCCAGCGGCCTCGGGTGGATGCGCGACCAGCTCGGCGACATCGTCAACGCGATCGTCGACTACGGCCAGAAGCTCCCCGGCCGGTTCATCGACGGGCTCGGCAACATCGGCGAAGCAGTGTGGGGCGCGATCCGGGCCGGCTGGGAAGCGTTGCGCGACCACGTCGGCCGACCAGTGCGCGAAGCCGTTGAGGACGTCGTCGACGGCTTTCGCCGCCTGCCAGGTCGCGTGCTCGAGTTCGTGCAGAAGATGGTCGAAGCCGGCGCAGCGATCGGCAAAGGCCTCCTCGACGGTGTCGGCGACGCGTTCAAGGCCGTCGGCGACCTCGCCCGCGGCATCGGCGACGGCATCCTCGAAGCGTTCAAGCAGGGATGGAACGCGGTCGCCAACGAGATCAACAGCTTCCTGCCCAACGACGTCGGCTTCGACACGCCCTTCGGCCGCGTCGGTGTCGACCTGCCCGACAACCCGGTGCCGCGCTTCCACACCGGCGGCATGGTCCCCGGGTCGGGTGAGGTCCTCGCACTGCTCAAGGGCGGTGAGGCCGTGTTCACCCCCGACCAGCTCCGCGCGCTCGGCAATGTGATCGGCACGACCGCCGCAGCACCCGTTGCTCCGTCGGTGTCTATTCAAGGCGGTGTGCACGTGCACGTCGATGGCCGCTTCTCCGGTTCGGCAGGTGAACTCGGCGCAGTCGTCACCGGCCAGCTGAGCCGTCAGCTCGCCGTCATGTTGCGTGGGGCGGTGGCCTGATGGGGTTCAACCCGAACGCCACCGGGACGCTTGGTTTGGAGTGGGCGCCGACCGTCGAGTCGGCGACACCGCTGACGACAACTACCGACTGTGTGGCGTGGAAGGTCGCGTCCACCGCGACCGAGACGATCTCCACGATCTACTTGCCGCACACGTGGTCCGGGCCGTCGAGCGGCTACGGCAAGCTCGTCGTCGACGTCTACAACCTGGCCGACACCGGCGCCGGGAGCTCGCCGACGCAGACCCGCTACGCCCCGAACGCGACGGCGAGCAACACCAACATGTTCGCCCCGTACCCGTGGGCGTCGGTGACGACGACGGCGCACACCTACGTCGACGACGGCGCCACCTACGACGACAGCAACTATCTGGCGTTCGCGAACACGTCGCGCGCACGGTTCGAGTTCGGCACCGCCGGCCACACCGGTGCCGTCCAGTCGGTCAGCTTCGAGATCCGCGCCATGGGCTACTCGGGCACCACGCCCCGGGCGAACGTCGACCTCTACTACAACGGGTCGCGCGTCTCGACCCTGGCGACGCTCGCGCCGCCGGCCGACAGCGACGACGTCGGCCCCAACTTCCCGAAGTGGCGCACCTACACGGTCGGCCCGTTCGTCACGAATCCGCGCACCGGTGTGGCGTGGACCGCCGCGGACATCACCAGCTTCGACGCGTCGGGCACCGGCCATGCGTTGCAGATCGAGCTCACCTCCGGGCTCGTCGGCGTGTCGTGGGTGTCGATGATCGTCTCGGCCGGCACCGACAAGCGCGTCGCCACGGGCAGCACGGCGACGCAGACGTCGCTCCCGTCGGGCGTGCAGACCAACCTGCCCGTCACCCTCGCCGCGAACTGGGCCAAGGCCAGCGGCACCACCTATCTGCTCGTCGCGCGCCGCGCCGATGACCCGACCGGCGTCGCGCAGGCGCTCGTGCCGCAACCGCTGTACCTCGCCACCGACCCGTGCCCGCACGGCCAGGGCGTCCGCTACACGACCACCATCGACTCGTCCGGGTTCGTGTCGGCGAACGGCGACGCCGACACGTCGCGGACCGTGCCGTTCTGGCTCGGCACCTCCGGCGGCGCACAGTCGGCCGACAGCCAGCCCTACTGGGACATCGACGTGCGCGCCGTGTCCACCGGCAACACCGCCCGCCAGCTGTTCTCCGGGGCGGCGGCGGTCGCCTACAAGAAGCTCCGGTTCCTCGTCGCCACCTCGGCCTCGGCGGCACCGACGGCGGCGCTGACGGTGAAGATCAAGAAGCAGTCCGACAACACCCAGGTTGGCGGCACCGGCACGCTCGCCGTCGCCGACCTCGCCGACACCGAGAAGGCCACCGCCCTCGGCACGTTCGGGGCGTACAACCTGTACCGGGTCGGCATCGACCTGGCGTCCTCGGCGACCCTGGCGGCGGCGACCGGCTACTACTTCGAGTTCGACACCACCAGCACGAACCCGTGGCAGGTCGTCTACCTCGACTCGACCGCCGGCCACGCGCTCACCGGGAACATCACCTACGGCGGGTCGACCGATGTCGCCTACTGGTCGGCGGCGAACCAGGCGGCGCGCGACTTCACAGTGACGATCTCGACCGCGCCGTCGGCGCCGAGCTC